TAACAAGTGACGTGATTCGCCCTAGTTCATACTAGGGCATTTTTTTACCCCGTCGAATTATAAGTCGTCTGTATATATCGCTATATACGGCTAATATACACATATATACGAGATTAATTTTCTTGTATATAATAAGACATATAATAGCCCCGTCATTATATACAGTACGTACTATATACGACTATATACGCTAATATACACATATATACGTGATTATATATTGTGATATATTATTATATCACATATAATATAATATATGTGATGATATATTATATACTGATATTATATAATATAATATACTATATGTGACAGTTATATATGTGTCATATATCATATATTATATACGTATATACTATACTATAATAATAACAGTTATATAATACTACTATGAACAGTCTATCTAATGAGACATATGAATCATTACTCAATGATCAATTCATTAAAGATCATTTTACGTTTATTGATTATTCATCATTAGAAGAAGAGAGAGAGGACAGAGGCTATTGCCCTTGCTGTTGCTCACCACCAGAGGAGTAGGCAGTCTGATGCCCCCCCGTCGTTTTTGGGGGTTGCCCGCTAGCTAAACTTCCCTAGAAAGTCTAATCTATAAAGTCTTGCATGAGCGAGCGTGATATAAAAAATATAATTTTTGAAAAAAATTTCCCTAGGAATCAAACTATGAAAACCTTCGATGTAGAAACCACAGTGACCTATAAGCAGTGGATCAGAGTATCAGCAGAAGATGAATTTGCTGCCCAGAAACGTGTTAACGACATGGCATGGGACATCACCGCTATACAATATCAGACAATGGAGAAAGCAGAAGCGACGGGCACCGTGAGAGATTGTCCAGAATAGCTGAGTATTATTACGCTTGCAATTGTTCTGATATGCTGATATAATATATAATAGATACCACCCACTTCCAGTTATGCAATATGTCTTGTACAACGAACACTTCGATCAAGTCGGAGTATTTGACAGTATACAACAGATGAGGAACTTTCTATGTGAGAGAAAGTATAAGATAGGTGACAAGACATACATGGAAGATACCTTTGACTACATCAAGTCAATCAAGTGGCATTTTGATATCAAGCAAAACTAGGAGGATACATGTCAGGCGATTGCAAACAACAACCGCTTATCTACTATTCGGAGCATGGTAGAAAAACTCTCGAAGAGTATTACGTCAACAAGATAGAGACACTCCACGAGAAGGTCGAACAACTCGAACGAGTGTGTGATTACTTGGAAAGTAAGGTAAAAACACACCACACAATTTTCACGAACTATGAACTCTCATTTATCAAACGAAGAACTTCTCGGTCGGATTGAGGCACTCGAAGCAAAAGTTGCCAAGTCCAACCTTTTGATGAGAAGACCTGGTCATGAGGAATATGAGAGACTTGTCGATGTTGTATGTGACCACGAATCAAGATTGTTAAAGGAAGAAGAGGAACTTCAGAGATGCTCAGAGACTGTTTCTGAGTTGTCTGAGACTGACGATACAAACTGGTAAAAAATCGCGAATCCTAACCAAAGGGCAAAAATCGCGTCGTTGATCTCTAAATATTCTTATAGTAAGTACAAACCATGCTAGGACTGGAATCACTGGAAGGAGAATTCGTTATCCGAGATAACGATAAAATCATAAGGCATACGAAGGCCAGAGATCTACCTGATACCTTCGACCATCTCATCGAGTTTGCTCCAAAAACTCCAGATCCACCACATGATGTAAATGACCATGTGGAGATGAGTAAGTATGCCGAGTACTTGCAGGAGTTAATGACAAGAGAACGAAAATGAGCAAATACCAATTCGAGTACGATTCATGGTTTAGAGATGATATACCAAAGGCACAATACGGAAGTCTTCAGTGTTGGATAGAGAATGAGAAAACCCAACCATGGTCAAACGCATATGATATGACCATTCATAGTATAATGTATGAGATAGCGTTAAAGAACGGATTAATACAAGAGCAATATGGCAGTCACCATCACACCTGATGTAGCAACGGGTCTAACTGATATCACCAGACCTAACTTCACTATGAATCAAACGATTAGTGCTTCCTGTAGTGTGACAGCACCTGATGTATGTAATGTAACCAATGTTACAGCAACTGTACAGGGCACACAACCAAACCTCGTGATTACACCTGGTAGTACATCTGTATCAATTACTGGTACGTTAGAAGATCCTTTTATAGATGAGTTTACATATGTTGAAGAGGGGCAGTCTGATAAGACGAGTACACCTGTAACGGTTCAGAGAATTGCAAATATGCCAGCAGACAAAGTAATGTATAACTTGAATCAAGATGGCACAAACTTTACCACTGAATACTTTGATGTGACAGTACAGTGGGAATCAGGTCCTACAGGTAACCTGACTGCACAAACACCTGCAACCTTCACACTTGAATTGAAGATATATAATGAGTGGGAAGGTATTCGTTCCTTTATTTCTAATTATTATTAACATGCCAGCAGTAACACGAGTCGGAGACGCAGACGTAGCCCATTGTTCTGGAATGTCTAGAGCACAAGGTTCAGGTAACGTCTTCGCTAACGGTAGACCTATCTCCCGACAAGGAGATAAGAACACCGTACACTTAAAACCAGGTTCACCATGTCCTCCACACTCTGCTTCCATATCAAGTGGAAGTGGCACAGTCTTTGTAAATGGCAAAGGTTGTGGTAGAGTGGGAGATGGTCTCGGCGGTTGTACATCCGTCGCAGCTGGATCACCAAACGTATTCGCAGGTTAAATTATGGCAACTAGATATTCAATGGGTCAACCTACAATTGAGGCAACCCCAAAGAAAACAAGACAGGGTAAAGGACAACATTCAAAGTACTCTGCTACATCACGTAACAAAGCAAGAAAGAGGTATCGTGGCCAAGGCAAATAGAATTGTAGATGGTAAGAGAAATGCTAATGTTCCCGTAGATATGAGTGATCATTTCTACGACCATGGCAATGAATATTGCAGGTATCTTATTACAGATCCACGCTGTGATGCATCACGTAGAAAAAAGTCACAAAAAGAAGTATAAATATACCTGAGGTTAATAATAGGTTAGTTTGTGGCATTAATATCGAAGTCATTTCGTGACTTCTCGTTGACTTTTGAAAAGAACGCAGTGACAAATGATATTTTGGCACTGAATAATGAATCAGCCATAAAGGAATCAGTTAAAAATATTGTATTTTACAATTTCTACGAGAAACCTTTTGATCCAGCATTCGGTGGTAATGTCATCGGATTGCTATTTGAGAATTATACACCTAACGATGCACAGAAGATAAAGCGTCGATTAAAGAAAGCTATTAATACGTATGAGCCTAGAGTGGCAGTATATGAGATTAAGACTAAGTGGACTGAGGATCGTAATCAGTTAGATGTAAGCGTAGCATACGTTATTATGGGTTTACCACCAACCTTTGATTCTATTGATATAGCATTTAAACCATAATGGCATTTAATCAGGTCAACGCCCTCGAATTTAACGAGATAAAGGCACAAATTAAAGATTACTTAAGAAGTCAAGATCAATTCAGTGATTATGACTTTGAAGGATCGTCTTTGACGGTGCTTTTAGACATTTTAGCGTATAATACTTACTATACAGCAGTCAATGCGAACCTTGCAGTCAATGAAGGGTTCCTAGAGACTGCTGTTTTGCGTGAAAACGTAGTAAAACTTGCTAGAATGATTGGTTACACTCCAAAATCAGCAAGATCTGCACAATGTGTGGTTGATGTATCAGTTCAGACTGTAGTTCCATACCCAAAAACTGTTACAATCAACAAAGGATTGGTTTTAAACTTCACAGGATTAGATAATAACAACTTTGTATTCTCACTTGGTACAGATACGACACAAAGTGTTGACAGTACAAGTGGAATTGCAACGTTTAAAGGTGTTACATTGTTTGAGGGAGTATTCCTTACAGATACTTTTGTAAAAAACATCAATCAGAGACAGAGATTTATACTTACTAATAAGAATGCAGACACAACTTCTATGAGAGTTGAGGTAACTTCTGGTACAATTACAGAAAGATACCTACAAGCAACCGATATTACAAAGATTGATTCTACCTCTAAGGTATTTTTCTTAGAAGAATCTGAATATGAGATCCCAGAAATTCTGTTTGGTGACGGAAAGGTTGGAAAAGATTTATTAAATGGAGATGTCATAAGCGTATCTTATTCTACATCTAGTGGAACTGGTGCAAATGGTCTAAAAGTGTTTGAAAATATTGGTACATTTAGAGACAACAATTCAAATACAATTACAAGTGGTATTACTATTACTGCTACTTCTTTCCCAGATGGAGGTTCAAGAGCAGAAACCACAGAATCAATAAAATTTGCTGCACCAAAATTCTATTCTGCATTTGGTAGAGCAGTTTCTACAAGAGATTATGAAGCAATTCTTCCACAAATATATCCAAACATAGGATCTATTGCTTGTTATGGTGGTGAAGAAGCAGAACCACCCGAATATGGAAAAGTTTTCTTAGCAATTAAACCAAAAAATGCAGACAAATTATCTCTTTCTGAGAAAAATGTCATTTTGAAAAGGTTGAGAGAGTATTCTGTTGCTGCAATTCAACCCACAATCATTGATCCGTCCATTTTATACATTGATATTAACACTTTTGTGTACTTTAACCCAAATGTTACGCGGAAAGAAGCGTCTCAAGTCAAAAATGCTGTACTTTCTTCGTTAACTTTGCTTAATAGTAGCGGAGAATTCAATAAATTTGGCGGAAAATTCAAATATTCTAAGCTTCAAGGTATAATTGATCGTGCAGAGACCTCAATTACTTCAAATATCACTCGTCTCAAGATGAGAAAGAACGTGACAGTGGAACTTGGTGCACGTGTGAACTATAAAATATGCTATGGTAACCGCATTAAGCAAGGAACAAGTGCAAAACCCTGTGTATACAGCAGTGGATTTAAGGTTGTTGGAGATGATTTCAACACTTATTACTTAAATGACGATGGTGCAGGTCTATTGAGATTGTATTATATCAAGGGAACTGGTGAATTTGAGTATGTTGATGGTCTATGGGGATCTGTAGATTATAATATGGGCGAAATTGTTGTTAATGATTTGATCATTTCGTCTACAAGTGTAGCAAATAATCAATTACAGATTGCTGCTAGTCCAGAATCAAATGATTTGATTTCATTGAGAGAAACCTATTTGACAATAGGTATAGATAATACGACTGTGAGTGTAATAGAAGACACTATCAGTAGTGGTTCAAACTTATCTGGTACAGGAGTAGTGCCAGAGTCCAGCTATAACTAATTAACAGATGACAAATTCTTCATGGAAGGTTAGCTCGTGGACTACGCCAACCACAACGGTATCTGTACCTCCAGTACCGTCTGAGGTTAGTCCTGAATCGAAATCGCAAATATCCCTAATTGTTACGGGACAGTTTGCTTCGTTTGTGCAGGATAATTATCCAACCTTCATATCATTTGTTAAGCATTACTATAAATCACAAGAATTAAAGGGATATTGTTTTGATGTAATTCAAAACTGGTCAGATTACTATAATATTGATAATTACGGCGGTCTAGTTACTGAAACTAAACTAATTTCAGCGTTAACAACTACTTCAGATGCAGTTGACGTTGAATCTACTCGTGATTTTCCAGATGAGGGTCTTTTGCTTGTAGATGACGAGATCATTTACTACCAAAAGAAAGGATCTACACTATTTCAAGATTGTGCAAGAGGATTTAACGCTGTAAAGGCAGTTGGAGAGGTTGGAACTTACCAATTTGAGAATACAACTGCTGCAACACACGAACTTGGAACAAAAGTTGTTAATTTAAACAACATTTTCCCACTTTACGTTCTTGGAAAGTTCAAAGAACAGTTTTTATCGACATTTCCGAAGAATTTTGCATCTGGAGTTACTGAATCAACTGTAATTAAGAGAATTAAAGACTTCTATGCTGCAAAGGGGTCAACAAGGTCATTCCAGTTCGTCTTAAGGACACTATTTGGCGTAGAATCAGAAGTTAACTACCCAAGAGACCGAATATTCAAACCATCAGACGCATATTACACTTCTAGAGAGGTAATTCGTGCTACAGCAGTTTCTGGAAACCCTATTGACCTTGTAGGACAAGTATTATACCAAGAAGACGACGCAAATGACCCAAATGTTGCAGCTGCACGCATTTATGTCAAAGGAGTTGTAGAAGTATTCACTGCAAGTGGTACAATCTTTGAAATTGACGTAGATACCAATAATTCATTAGGTACATTTGTTACACCATACAAATCTACCCTTGCTTCTGACCTTGGAGGTAATTTAACTGACCAAGTAGTCACAGTTGATTCTACAATTGGTTGGCCAGAGCAAAATGGTCGATTTAGAATTGAAGATGAGGTCATTACTTATGGAAACAAAACTGTAACTCAGTTTTTAGGATGCACACGTGCTAGAGAGGATACACTATGCGTAGCACATGATGCAGGTCAAGAAGTATTCGCTGCATTCAAGATTTTTGGATATTCTAACATAGACAACTCTGAAATTCAGTTAAAAGTATATGGTGGTACTAGAGGTGTCGTATTAAGTAGTGGTGGTAAGTATTATCTTCCAGATAGTAAAATCACAACACCTGCAGCACCAGGTTTTGATAGCATTGATCCAATATGGGATAGTTTTATATACAATGTTAGAAAGGCACTGAGAGGGGAGTCTGCGACCCTAGGACAGGTCAATCCAGATGGTTCGGTACGTTGTACTGTTAGAACAAAAGAGAAACATCGTTTAAAAAGAGATGACATTATTAGAATCCTCAATGCCCCTGAGGACATCTATAATAACCAACATGATGTTGCAGGTATTGTTAATGAGTTTGAGTTTGAGTTTATATTTTCATCATCGCCAGCTGGCGGTATATCAAACTTTGAATTTTACATTGCTAGAGAGTTTGCTTTTGGTAGAAGTGACTACAACTCCATTAATGTTGGAATCAAAGACTTTACGACAGATATACAGAACACATACAAGAGTAGTACAGATGCTATCATCGCTAGTACAGGTGTACCATCGCATAAGGTAGGTCCTTTTGGTTCTGGGGACTTAAATCCTGGCAACCAAAGATATCTTAAGAGAATTCCACTTGTACCATCTACTAAGAGTACAAAAACTGCTACTCCAGTAGGTCAGGTTGGTATTGGTGCAAATGGCGTACCATTCTTTTCATATAAAGGAGAATCTAAGAAAAAGTTTGGTGGATTGAAGTCAATCACTAAAGTCAATGGTGGAGCAGGTTATGATATCACAAACCCTCCTACAGTTGAGTTTGAATCAGACTACAAACTTAATACACCCTATGCTTCTGGTATAAGAGTCAAATATAATGGAAATAGGTATAGGTCTCTTTCTGCAGGTATATCATCATCTACATTATACCCAACACACACTTCTGGTGAGCAAGCAATTGGTCAAATCAACTGGATTTATGAGGGAACACCTGCTGAAGCAACTGTTACAGTAAAAGGATCAGTTACTGCTATAAACGTAACTAATGGTGGTAGTGGATATACAACAGAACCTATTGTGTCTATTACTGGTGGTGGTGCAACCTCAGATAATCAAGCATCTGCATCAGCAGTGATTACATCTGGTACAGTTACTGGCATCAACGTTGTTAGTGGTGGATCTGGTTACACTAGCGTTCCTACCATCACAATCACTGGTGGAAATGGTCAAGGGGCAACTGCAACTGCAACTTGTCGAGGTCCTGTTGATGCAATTAACATTACTAATGCAGGAACTCAATATGATTACGAACCAACTATCAATTTGATCTCTGGTAGTGGTGCTGTTGCATATCCGTCTATATTGAACGGAAAGATCGAAAGTATTATTGTTACATTTGGTGGTACTGGATATTTTGGTGCTCCAGATGTTGTTATCACTGGAGACGGAGTTGGTGCAACTGCATTTGCTCAAGTAGACCTATCATCTAATATTGTTACTGGTGTTGTCATAACGAACAAGGGTGCAGGTTATACCGCAGGTGCTACAACTGTTAGTATCGTATATCCAGGTGCAGGTGCAGTATTCCAGACTAATCTAACAGAATTGACATATAATGAAGCAGCAACATTCTCAGAACTAGGTGTTTCTTCAAATCAATTTACAAATAGGAAAACTGTAGACCCTGCAAACGGTGCAACGATGCAAGGTGAGAACTATTTGATATATGGTGGAGAATATGGATATTTGTATAATCCTAAGCAACTTAGATTTTTACTAAGGGATAATATCAATGAATCATTGCAAGAACTGAACCCTACTGCTCATTCACCAATTATAGGGTGGGCATACGACGGACATCCCATATATGGACCTTATGGTTTTGAAGATCCACAAAATGCAGCTCCATTTAATTCATATAAGTTGATGCTTTCTAGTTATGATGTAAAGACCTCTAGAGATGCTCTTCTAAGCGGTCTAGCAGACCCTATGGGGACTTATATTGAAGATTATGAATATACGGAAGGGTCTGGAGATTTAGATCAATATAATGGAAGATTTTGCGTTACTCCAGAATATCCAAATGGAGTTTATGCATATTTTGCTACAATCAAAGGTTCTGCTGGTGAACCTAAGTTTCCTTACTTTATAGGACCTAATTTCTACTCAGAAGCGGATGCTGTCAACTGGAATGGTAATGGTCTGCAGAAAAACTTTACAGAAGATGCAATTAGATATAAAGCACCATTTATCGGTACAGATAACATTGTAGCAAAGAGAAAGAAACTTGATAATAGAGTTGACTTCTTTTTGGCACTAGAAGACACCACAACTTTGATTGTGATGGAGACTGGTGAGATATTGACTTATCTTGAAGATGGAATTGGGTATTACAGTTACTATCCAGTCATTAGAGGTGGTAGTGCTGATTCTATGGTGGTTTCAGCAACAAACAAGTATTCATCTGCAGGTGTTGACCAATACCTAGTTGAGGGTGGTGGTAAAGAGTATAAAGTTAACGATAGACTTCAATTTGACAATACTGGCACTGGTGGAGAAGGTATTAGTGCAATTGTATCTCAAGTACAAGGTGAAACTGTCAATAACTTGGCAATGGCAATTGATGCAAACACCGATGTTCATTCTGCGACTATTACAACCGCAGGATTTCATTATTTGCAACCAAATGACATTATTACAGTTACTGTAGAGGATAATCTATACACAAGAATTATTAAGACTAAAATTATAAGCAGCAAGTATCATTTTAGCTATTTTGACGTAACAAGCATGAAACTCATTGCTGCATATGCAAATACTACTGCATATACTCAAGGAGACTTAATTTACGTTCAAGATAGAGTTTATCAAGCAGCAGTGAGTTCTACATCTGGTTCTTCTGCACCAACTCATGAATCTGGCACTGCAACTGATGGTGCAATGACTTGGACGTATCTTAGGAAACGTACAGACGGTAATTTGTATCAAGGTGGTTGGACAGTTGGTTCATTGGGTTCTGGTTACCTAGATGGTACATATACAAACGTTCCTATCAAAAATAACGTAAACACACAAAGTGGTAGAGGTGGTAGAGCAACTGTTGTTGTTTCTAGTGGTTCTGTATCATCTGTTACAATTACCGAGACTGGTACTGCATATAACGTTGGTGATCAAATTACTATTACAGATTTGAACCTAGGTAACGCTGGTGGGTCAGGTTTCCTTCTCACACTGTCTCAAGTAGAAACTGAAGCACAAGTTCACTGTAATCTTGCTCATCAAGTCTCAACTGGTGATATAGTCAATATTTCGGGTATTACACCATCAGGATACGATAAAACTGATTATACGGTTATCCGTACTGAAACATTAAGGAAATTTACCGTAAAACGTAATTTTGCATCTATTGCATCTGCAACAATCACTAATGCCGAGGTTTATGTCCAAGAACCAAAATTACAACTTATACAAGGGCACAAATACACATTTGATACTTCTGATTCTAGCAATGTTGGAAAAACACTTGCATTTACGTTAGATTCGGCAAATACCGATATTTTCACTTATAAGAACATTACTGATGAAGTTAGAGATGCAATTACTGGAGATCAGACATCTATTACAATATTAGTCAAAGATTTACCTGGCATCTTCTATTATTTTGATATTCAAGGATCTACGAGTGGAAATTACTTTATAGCGATTAATGATCCTATTGTTGGCACACAAATAGTCAAATCAAAAACTGATACTACAATAACCTACGAAATGGCAGTAGCACCCGAAGTTGGTTATAGTACAGGTGTATCATTTACTACAGACTCAATTTACCCCTCAGGTGGAGTTGCAAAAATTACTATTGGTGATCCTGGTAGAAATTACTCATCTCTTCCAAAATTAAGTTCATCTACTAGATCTGGATCTGGTGCAACTGCTTTTGCAACTATTTCTGGAACATTATCTAATGTATCAGTTACAAACGTTGGATCTGGTTATAATAACAGTTCATTACCAACTGGAGTTGTTACATTACCAGATTATGTTGATTTGACACTTTCAAATATACTTGGATCATTTATTAAAAATGAGATTGTTATTTCACAAACAACACAGGGTAATCAGACTGCTAGAGGTCAAGTAATTGATTGGAACCCTATTACAACAGTATTAAGAATCAAACCACTTAGGAACGAAAGAACAGGTGCAGGTAACAAAGGATACATTATGTTCAGTACTGGTACTGCTGAGACCAATAATGTATTCAGTGCAGATTCACAAGCATCTATCAGTGCAATAAGTGGAACTCAGGCAACTGTGGCAACTGTAGTATCTGGTGGTGGTACACTAGATGAAGTTAGTGTTACTAATCCTGGTTCTAACTATAGATCTGCTCCATCTATTATATTTGATGATCCCTATTATGGATCAGTAGATACGATTACATCTATAACTCAACCAGCAGGTAACGGAACATATACCGCAGATACAACAACCACTGGGGTAACTCAAACCAGTGTTGCTCCTGTTGGTGGTACAGGTGCAACATTTACTGTCAACACAGACGGTAACGGACGAATAGCAACTATAACCGTTACTGGTGGCGGTAGTACATATGCACTAGGTGACGTTATCACTTTTGATGGTACAAAGATACCAGGTGGTGCTTCTAGCGAAGACTTTACTGTGACAGTTAACGGATTGGCACATGCTAATCCTGCAACCATCTCTACTCTATTAGATGCTTCTGTTGACAGTATTACTGTTACGAACAGTGGATCTGGTTATCTCTCTGCTCCTAACATTGAGGTTACTGGTGGTAACGGAATCAACGCAGCGTTTAACGCTACTATTATTAATGAAGGTGTACAGTCAATTAATATAGAAAGTGGTGGTATTCAATATCAAAGTGCTCCAGTAGTTAATATTCTTCAAAAAACAGGTTCAGGTGCTTCTATACTACTTAAGTCATCTAACATGGGTGAGATATTGAATATTGGTGGAGATAATATTACATTTAACTATTCTCACGATAGAACTCTAAAACCAGAACTTAATACAACATATAATCTACAACTTACAAGAACTCAAGTTCTAGATTACTTTACCATTACTAATGGTGGTGCAAACTTTGTATCAACACCTGATATTGTTCTTGAGGGTGGTGGAGGATCTCTATTTGAGACAAAAGCAAGAATAGAGAATGAAGTCATACAATCTATTCAAATCATCAATGAGGGTAGAGGTTTCTTAGCTGCTCCTACAGTCAGAGCAAGAGTAACTCATACATGGGTTGGATTACAGTCTAATAGCACTCTTAACTTCCCATACAATACTAAGATACCAACAGGTACAAAAGTAACACTTCAGCAACTTACTGGTCAGTTTCCAAATCCATTAGCAGAAAATACAACTTATTATGCTGTTGCTGCTACTGTAGCAAATGCATTAGCAGATAACCAAATTAGACTTGCTGCAACCCTTGCAGATGCTAATCTTGGTAACACTATATCATTTACTAGTGCACCTGTAGGTGATGCCTTAACAGGTCAGACATACTTTACATTACAAACAACAGACTTAGGTGATAATATTACTGCGTTTATGAAACCTGCTACTTTCTCTGTCGGAGAGAGGATCTATCAGGGTGCATCTACTGCATCATATACTGCATATGGATTTGTTAAGAACTGGGATGCTTCTGGGCGTGTTGTTAGTGTAGAGATCGTAGAAGGTGAATTTGTAGTCGGTGAACCTGTATTTGGTGAGGAGACTGCTGCATTTGGTCAGATTCATGAGTTTACTAGGGCAGATGCTGTATTCGAGGTTTCTCCTATTAGTATCTCAGCAACTACCTGGGAGAAGACAACTGGTTTCTTAGACCTTAACGAACAAAGACTATATGATAGTGACAGATATCAGGAATTTTCATATGATATATCGTCATCTATCAACATTAATGATTGGAAAAGTCCACTTAAGTTCGCTGCTCACCCAGCAGGTTTCAAAGTTGTTGGTACACAAGTACTATCACAAGCAAGTACTAAATCCTTTAGATCTAAATCATCTCTTAACCTTAATGCTGGTAACTCATTTGATTGGTGGCTTCCAACAACAAATAGTCTAGGAACTACATTTAACGGTACAACATATATCATTCCTAAACCATCTGCTAAGGCAACTGGTAAGTTATCTGTTATTAAAAACTTTGCTCTTGGTAAACCTGATTATAGTGCTGCTGTTCCAACTGAAATACAGGTATTTGGTAAACAGTTATTAGACATTCAGAAGATCTTATCTTGTATCGCATATAAGATTGATGATATTACAGATAGATCACTTTCTTTCGATGGATCATCATCTACTGTAGTTGATACATCTGGTAATAGAATTACACTTACGAATCATAATCTTATTGATGATCAACGTGTTATCTACAATTCTGGTGGTGATAGATTCCAAGATGCAAGAAATCTAATTATCTCAAATATTGATTATATCGTAGAAGAGACTATTGGTTTCTTAAATGCTACATATCCAAGTTTACAATACAATTCAGCAACCTGTGCTAGAGATACAAGATTAATTGTTGCTGCATGGGCAAATGATTTGAGATATGGTGGTAACTTCTTCTCACTAACTGCTGCGAATGCATATGTTGGTGCAGTTGTACCACTAGGCAATGCTTATATTGATGCTGCTAATCTACTCAAAGACAATAAGAACTTGATTGCTGCTGAAGCAGTTCATCTAATGTTGAATGATCCTACTGTTGGTATTGCATCTGGTTATCCTGGCGTACCTGGTGGAGATCAAAACTGTATTGATGATATTGTTGATGTAGTTGAAGCAATTGCTTACAACTTACAATATGGATCAAATAGTGAAGTATGGGATGCTGCAAATTACTATGTGAATACAGTACACCTAGATGGTGAAGAAACACAATCAATATGGGCGTTTAATAAGGCAAAAGAGTTAGCAGCGAATATCATCGTTAATACTCCAATTACTATTCAAGGAACTCATGGTTATACTCAAGTTACTAATACTGGTGTCACCTTTGATGCTGCTATCTGTGCTACAGTTGATGCTGCAATGGACACCCTCTTTAATATTGTTACCACTGCTATTAGCTCTGATAGTCTTAATTCTGTAACTAGAACTAATCCTGCGAATCATATCTTACACATCGAAGGAGAGGAGAGTGAGACCATATATGCCTTCAACAAAGCAAGAGACCTCTGTAACCTTGCTATAGTCAACAACCTACCAATTGGCACATACACGACTATAAACCCAGTAGTTGACCTCAGTATTACGGTAGCCTCAGACAGTTGTGCAACTGTCACAAGTGCCATCACATCCTTTGCAAAAATCATCACTGATGGTATTGAGAATCCATCTACATTACCTGAACCAAATATAGGTAATTATCCTAATGTAAGAACTGGTACTCCAATTACAGGATTGGCAAATGGTAATGCATACTATGTGAAATACATTGACGCAAATACTATAGAACTTAGAGAAACACCAGGTGGAACTTCAATTAACTTAAGTGCTGTTGGATCAGGTGGTGGTCACACAATTAGATCTTTTATTGATGGCACAAATACACAATTTAAGTTATCTAACAATGGTTCTCCAATGTCTACTAGGTTGGGTAAAACACCTGATAAGAATCAACTATTTGTTATTGCTAATAGTATAGTACAAAATCCAGAAAATTATACTTACGCTAACGATATTATAACATTTGACAAACCATTATTGAGTGGTACAACTGTACTAGCGATGTACTATGATCGTGCAAGTTATACAGGTAGTTTCCAGTTGGATCAAATTGGAGATGAGATTAAGACATTTGGTGCAATAACACCAGGTAGCGGATATTCAAATGGAACTTATATCAATGTACCATTGAAGAATAATCTTGGATCTGGTAGTGGTGCTACTGCAGATATTACAGTCTCAGGTAATAAGGTAACTAATGTTGTATTGAATCAAGCAGGTAATGGATATACAAAAGATGATGTATTAGGTTTATCTGAAATAGGAGAACAGTTAACTACTAACTACGTTCCTTCTACAGCAACTTATACACCTGCTAGTGGTGATTTGGTGTTGACTATTGGTACTCACACTTTAACAACTAATGATACAGTTAGAATTGCTAATAACGCCCTAACATTCAGTTGTTCTTATGGTGGCGGTGGAACTGCAGCATATCCACGTCCTACAGATCCTATTGGTAATCTATTTGATGTTCCTATTACTGCGACAAGTGCAACTACTATCACAGTCAATGCTCTACAGGGCACATCTCCTACAAACACTGATGCTCATACATGGCAAGGTTTAAGCACTTATCAATTCCAACCAACAAAAGTTAAGTACATACCTGCAACAGGTACTATGGTAGTTACTGCAGCTGCTCATGGAATGTTTAAGGGTGACAGAGTACAGTTCGCTACTGATTCACTAACCTTTACATGCTCTAAAGATAATAATCAATCTAATCACACATATCCTCGTATTGCTGATCCTGCAAATGGTGCATGGTTAACGATTGATAGTGTAACTACTGATTCATTTACTGTAAACGTTGGTAAGAATGAAAGATTTGAATTTACACCTACAGCATCAACATACAATGCTGCAACAGGTGATGTGACACTTGATATTGGTGCACATGCTTTGCTTGCTCCAATAGAACATACTGCAACTGGTGCTGTTTACACACCTGCAGATGGTAAGGTTGTAATTACAGTAACTGGTCATGGAATGTCTAATGGTGACAGAGTATGGATCGTAGATGATTCATTATCATTCAACTGCACTCATGGTGCAGGCACTAAGACATACCCTAGATCAACTGACCCCATTAGTGGTAAATTTGTAGAGATCTTTGATGTAACAAATAATACATTTACTATCCAATGTCTAGAGACTATTCCATCAACCAACACCACTACTCATACATTTGTATCCGCAGTAACAGGTGGTATTAGACAGGCAAGAGATTTTGTAACAATTAAGAGGAATGGATTGATCTATACTTGTGAGATGGATGATAGAGCAACACGTCATGCATATCCTCGTAAGGGTGATCCTGCAGATGGTGCTGCATTGGGTGTTAAAGCGATCTCAGGCAATGTTATTACTGTAAACGTTGGTAAGTCACCTCTTGTTACTTACACACCTACAGATGCCACATACAGTGGAACTACAGGAATTATGGAACTTACTATTGGTTCTCATAATATTGTATCTGGTACAAGTATTAAACTAGCAGAAGGTGCTGTAACATTTAACTGTGCATTTGGTAGTGGTGGTGATAAAGCATATCCAAGATCATTGACAGATGGATTTGACGTAACTGCAGTTAACTATAATCCTGACAATGGTGTTATGACAGTTACCTCACCGTCACATGGTATGGTAGCAGATGATTGGATTAAGTTTAAACCAGAATCACTAACATTCACATGCAACCTAGATGGTAATACTAAGAAAAAACAGTATCCACGCACTACAGATTACCCCTATGATAGGTGGTTAAAGGTATCAAATGTTACAACTAATACATTTGACGTTACTGTCTTAGATGCAATACCTTCAACTAACACAGATACACATTTATTCAGCACATTAGGTAAGTTGACACCATCGAGTGCAGACTATAACCCAACCACAGGTGTAATGACAGTCAGTCATAAACAGTTAACTGTAACAGATGCAACATATAATCCTACATCTGGTGATATGGTTCTAACTGTTGGAACTCATGGATTGACTGATATTGATACAGTAAGAATTGACACTGAATCAATATCCTTCAGTTGTGAATATAATGGCGTAACACAGACTAAGGCATACCCAAGATCAAATGGTAATGATTATGTTTACAACGTTGATGTTCCTATCACTGCATACACACCCACCACAATCACAGTTAATGTAAATGGTGGGCAAGGTGCTATCAGTCATGCTGTACCTCATACATTCGTAAGTGCTACCACAAATGGTGTTAAAGTTGGTCATGGATTATCCAATGGAGACTTTATTAAGATCAAGGATGATTCGATGCAATTTACTTGCACAACTGGTGTAGGAACTAAAACTTATCCTCGTTCTACTGACCCTATAAGTGGTAAATTTATTCCTGTATCAAATGTAACATTTAATACATTTGAAGTTCAAGTTCTAGACACTATTCCTTCTACCAATACTACAGTACATACATTCATTACTGCAGAAAATGATTCTATTACTATTGCACCATTTGAGAAGAAACGTGACCCATTCTACGACACTGCATTAGAGGTTATTGCAACCACAGCAACAACTATTAGTGTTCAAGTTCTAACCAACATACCTTCTACTAATACTGATACACATACCTTTGTATCTGCCCTAGCAGACTCAGTTATTACAGGTGGTAATTATACTCATAAGTTTGTAACTGCGGATGCAGGTGCTATTAAGACAGGTGATAGGCATACCTTTGTAAGTGCCACTTCTACAGCTGTCACAAGGGGTATTGTTACACATGGAGTTTATGCATATAACAAGGTTGCTGATGCTGCAAGACTTATACGTGACAACTTAGAGTTTATTGCAACTACTGCATATGGTAGGATGCTCGCAGCAAACCCAAGTTTCAATGGTGATCTTTATAAGGTCAAGTGTATTCGTGATACTAAGTTAATATGTGATGCTGTCGCTGATAACGTAGAGTTTGGTGGAAACGATGCAACTTATGATGTTGCAAGTTTCTATGTTGGAACTGTACATCTAACTGGTGAAGAGGATGAATCAGTAGCAGTGTTTAATGCTGCTAGAGATATTTGTCAGGAAGTTATGCGTAATATCACAGTTACAACTAACTCAACGACTCTAGGATCTCAGGTTAAGGATCTTACAATTACTAATGATAGTGGTAACGATGTATATGATACAAATGACTGTACCGCAGTTGCTTCTACTATCACAACTCTCTTTAATATTATCACCACTGCAGTTGGTACTACAGCAGGTGGATCTGGTAATCTTAATAGTTTCACTAGAACATCATCATCCAACCCATTCTTCCAAGTAGATGTTGGTACTACAACATTTGATGGAACTGATACAACATTTACTGCTCAGGTAGGCGGTAGTACACAAGTACTACCCGCACAGGATAACTTCCTTATCTTCTTGAATAGTACACTTCAGGTTAAGGGTAGTACAGAATCATACACATATACTGGAAGCACATTAACCTTTAATGAAGCACCTCTATCAGGAATGGACTTCTATGGGTTCTACTTTGGTAAGTTGGAACTTATTGATGATCTTACACCATTCTTTGATAATAGTAAGAAGAACTTTACTATGAAGAAGGATAATGAACCAATATCCTTGGAATCTGATAATACTTCTGTTATTGCATCGAATAACCTATTGATCTTTATCAATGGTGTATTCCAAGAACCTCAAAAAGCATATAACTTGAGAGGATCTATTATTGAGTTTAGTGAAGCACCAAGAGCAGGTTCTGATTGCACTGCGTTTATCTTTAGTGGTTCTGCAGAAGACGTTCTTGTCAGCAAGACATTCAACTCTGTTGATCCTGGTGATAGACTTCAAGTTGTGAGTGAAGGAAATGACAGACTGATTGCTACAGTCTCTAGTTCTACTTCTATTGACAGTTATGAGTACGTAGGTTTAAGACCAACTGTTGCTGAGTTTGTTGCTACAGTGACAGGTGGGCAAGTAACACAGGTTGCTATAACTAATCCTGGTTCTAACTATGAAAATCCTCCATTCTTATTATTCCAAGGTGGCGGTGGTGGAGGTGCATTTGCCGAAACAGAGATTGAAGAAGGTAGTGGTAAAGTTATTGGTATTAAGAACTTAAAAGGTGGTAATGGTTATGTTAGTGTTCCTACAGTTTTACCAACTCATCCATTACATCTAGAAAGGAAGCAAAGAAATAGAATTATCTCAGATTCAAATCTTCTTGGCAATTCCTTCCTAACTAGTAATATAACAGCTGCTAGTACTACATTAAATCTCCAGAATGTCTGGTACGATGTTTCTCAGAAATATGGTTTCCCAGATGAAGCAGAGGTGATTATTCCGTTCTATGATACGGTTAAGCAGCATTGGACTGCAGAGAGAATTCTCTATGGTGCAAAGAATACATCTGCCAATACATTAACTGTAGCAACTGGTGGTAGAGGGTATAGGGGTACAACAGCCCATGCTCACACTATATTAACTGGGACATATAGTTCAAGTGGAAACGTCTGTACTGTAACGACTTCCGCGGCTCATTATCTAACTACTGACATGTATCAGTACTTAGATTTCACGAGTGGTATGACAGTAAGCGGAGTGGATCATTCTATTGATGGTTCTTATAAAGTTACTGTTACTGGAACTACCTCATTTACAGTAGAAATTCCTTATGGTCTTACAACAAGCGGAAACGTAAGTCTTCTTCCAGAAGTTCGTCTGAGATCATTATAAATAACCAATAAAGCTTACTAGTAATGGCATTAGTTACTGATAAATTTAGAATATATGCTGCTGAGAGCTTCAGAAATACTCTGCAAAGCTCCAACAAAGTGTACATGTTCGTCGGTAGGGCGAAAACATGGGGGTCTTCTGACATCCCACCTGCTGGTGAGCCTATTGATAGTTTTGAGTATGCAAGAACTACATATCAAGATTCCGTTGCTTTTAAGCGTGTTGATATATCTGATACTTCATTAGTAGTTCCTAGAGTTGATTGGATTGATCCTGCAAACACAACTGGTGGTGTGGGACGTACATACTCAATGTATAAACCAGATTATGCACCCGCAAAAACTACTGCAAACGGTTCTTCTAGACTGTATGACAGTAATTTTTATGTTATGAATTCAGACTTTAACGTCTATAAATGTCTTTATAATGGTCAAGATCCAGATTACCCAAGAGGTAGACCTTCATTGGTTGAACCAACTGGTACATCAACAACTATCATTGAAACATCAGATAGTCCTGGCGTATATTCTTATCGTTGGAAATATCTCTATACTATTGACGCTGACAACATTCTAAAGTTTGTTACTTCAGAATTTGTTCCTGTATTATCAAATAGCTTAGTTACATCTGCTGCAAACCCAGGTTCAATCGACACAGTTGTTATTGAGAACGCTGGTGCAGGTTATAACAATGGTGATTATACCAATGTTCCTATTCGTGGTGACTGGGAGATCAATGGTGGTACTCAAGCACTTTGTACAGTTTCTGTTGTTTCTGGTGCTGTATCTTCAGTGACTGTGACTCAAGCAGGTGCTGGATATAGTTTTGCAAGCATTAATGTTGATCTTATTACTAATGTTGGTAATGGTACTGGTGCATCTCTAGACGTTGTATTACCTCCTCAAGGTGGTCACGGTGCGGATGCTGTTAGAGAATTAGGTGCATATCGTCTTATGTTTACTAGTAAGTTAGAAACTACTAGTGCATTTGTTGATTTCCCTAATGATTTGTCATATAGAAGGGTTGGTCTTGTTCTAAACCCATTTGATTATAATACTACAACTGTTTGTAGTCAAAACACAAGATCTGCTGTTAAGGCAATGATCTTCCCTCAGTCTGGTACTGGTACACCTAGTGGAAACTTCGCACCTGGTGAAACAATCACACAGACATCTACAGGGGCAAAAGGATTTGTAGTATCCTATGATTCTACAACTAAAGTCTTGAAGTATTATCAAGATTCTGTTGACGGTACTGTCAATGGTAATATCATTGCATTTTCTGGTACAAATCAGATTACTGGTACTACAACATCATATGTTGCAACTCCAGACGCAACATTTGGAACATCATCCGTTCCACTATCACAGATAACTATTGGTGTATCTGTATATGAGTTAGGTCTTTCATTCGTTACTGGTTATGCCAACGAAGAGATTGAATTAAACTCAGGTGAAATATTGTACATAGATAATAGGATTCCGATCACAAGATCTGCGGATCAAAACGAAGAGCTAAAAGTAGTAATTGAATTCTAA